AGGACGTGCTTATGGTAAAAATTCATAAGAAAATAATATGGCTGATAAAAATAAATTTTCTAAAAGTCCAAAAAATAAAAAAAAATTTGAATTCACAGGTGTTGAACCTAAAATTAAATACGAAGGAGATCCATATGAATCTGTAAAAATATCTGACAGTAAAGTAGATATGAAGGATATGGCTGCTGTATTTAGTAAAGGAGATGATGATGGATTTACGGATGTTTTAATTGGGCCTAAAAGAGTTGAACTAAGAGTTAAAAAAAGGTTTTTTAAAGGTGGTTTAGTTAGATCAGGTAAACCCAAAATTGCAAAAAAAGGATGGAGATAATATAATATGTCAAATAGAAGATACAACAAACAAACTAGAAAAATGTTTAATTTAGGTGGAAGAGCTAAATTAGATGCAAACAAAGATGGTAAAATATCTGGTGAAGATTTTAAAATGTTAAGAGCTGGTAAAAAGAAAAACGAAAAAAAACCATCAATGATGGCAATGGCAATCAAAGGAAAACAATAATGGGAAAAAAATCAAAAGAGGGTGGCGCGGTAGAAGATTTATTAAATCTAGAAAAACAAATTAAAGAAGAAAAGAACTCAAGTAAAAGAGATAAAATGGAAGCTAAACTAGATTTAGCTAGAAAAATGGCATCTAGAAAAAAGATGCCAACACACCAAACACTTCAAGATATTCAAATTCAAGAACGATTTGATAAAAATCCAATATCTAGAAAAACAGATATAATTGGAGATGATAATCTTACTGGAGATTTTTCTAAAGGTGGAAGAGTAGGTTTACGTGGTGGTGGAATGTGTAAAAGAGGAATGAATAAAAAAGCTTATGGGAGAAATTCATAATGGCAAATAGAAGATGGAATAAACAAGTAACTAATGACAGAGCATGTATGTCAAAAGGTGGATCAACTTCTGAGTATCATACAACTAAAGAAGGAAAAAAAGCCAGAAAAGGTTTATGGTATAATATCGCTATGAAAAGAAAACGTGGCGAGAAGATGAGAAAAAAAGGTGCTAAAGGTGCACCTACAGAAGCTGCAATTAAAAAATCACAGGCTTAATAATGGCTAAAGGTGTAAAACATTATTTTAAAAGTGGAAAAGAATACAAAGGAGCCACACATAAAGATACCAAAGGTAAACTTATGTCTGGTAAAACACACATAGCATCAAGTAAATATTTAGTTCATAAAAAAGATTTAAAAAAGAAAAAATAATGAGAAGATATTTTCAAAAAGGATCACCTAAAATTTTTGATCAATTAGAATCAAAAGTTCCTTATTCAAAAGCACATAGAGTTGAATATGCTAAAGGAAGTAAATCTCCTGCATGGCAAAGAAAAGAAGGTAAATCTGCATCAGGTGGATTAAATAAAAAAGGCATTGCATCTTACAGAGCTGCAAACCCTGGTTCTAAATTATCTATGGCAGTAACTACAAAGCCATCTAAATTAAAAAAAGGAAGTAAAGCAGCTAATAGAAGAAAAAGTTTTTGTGCCAGAATGTCTGGAATGAAAAAAAGATTAACTTCTGCTAAAACAGCAAGAGATCCAAATAGCAGAATTAATAAATCTTTAAGAAAATGGAATTGCTAAAAAACAACAAAGAAAGGTAAAAATATGGAACAAGACGAATTAACTATAATAAATAAAGTTCAAAGATACTTAAAAGAAAACTATCAAAACATAGGTGATGCTATGATTGGTGGGGGTATTGACAATATGGAGAAATACAAGTATATGATGGGTCAGGCACATGCCTATTTAAAAATATCACAGGAAATCTCTAGCCTGCTAAAACCAAAGGAGCAAAAAAATGAGCGAGAACAAGATCTCACAAACGTCGTCCGATTCGGACAAGACAGCGGAAATACCAAAGACTAAATTAGCTTTAGAAGAAAAATACGATTCTCTTAATAAAGAAGAAGTTGAAGGTTACGAACGATTAAAGAAAAAAGAAATTTGGAAATTACCAATTCCAACTGGATGGAGAATGTTAATTCTTCCATTTAAAATGCCAGAGAAAACTCGTGGCGGATTATATTTAGGTCAAGAAACTTTAGAACGTCAACAAATTGGATCAACTTGTGGACTTGTATTAGCACAAGGACCTGATTGTTATAGAGATAAAGAAAGATACCCTGAAGGACCTTGGTGTAAAAAAGGTGATTGGGTTATCTTTGCAAGATATGCTGGATCAAGAATCCAGATAGATGGTGGGGAAGTTAGATTGCTAAATGATGATGAAGTTTTAGCAACCATCGAAAATCCCGAAGACATACTTCATAAATATTAACAACAAACATAGGAGGAAACTATGCAACAAGAAAACAAAACAGTGGACATAGATACATCTGGTCCAGGTGCAGAAATAGAATTAGAAGATAATTCTAAAGAAAACGAAAATGAACTGGAGGTTCAAAATGAAAAAGATAATCAAAACAATACTGAGTCCAATGACTCATCTGAGAAATCTAGTGAGCAGTCTGATGTTCAAACTAGTGAAACAAAAGAAGAGCCTAAGAAAGATGCTCAAGAACCTGACGAATTAAAAGAATATTCTGAAAGCGTTCAAAAAAGAATTGCAAAGCTTACTAAAAAATGGCGAGAATCTGAGAGACAAAAAGAAGAAGCTATTTCTTATGCTCAAAAAGTTCTTGATGATAAAAGAAGAGTTGATGCAAAACTTTCTAAGCTAGAACCCGGATACCTGAAGTCTACAGAAGACTCCATTAAATCTGGATTAGAATCTGCAAAAGCTAAATTAGCAGCAGCTAGAGAAGCAAATAATTTACAAGCTGAATCAGAAGCTTTAACAGCTATATCTGAATTAGGTTATAAACAAGCTAGATTCTTAGAAGTAAAAGCTCAACAAGAAGAACAAATTAAAGAAACTGAGGTTAGAAAACCTGAGTTAAATTTAAATAGGCAAGAAGCACAACAAGCTACACCAGACCCTAAAGCTGAACAATGGGCTGATAAAAACACTTGGTTTGGTAGAGATAGTGCTATGACTTATACGGCTTTTGATCTACATAAGAAGCTTACAGAAGAAGAAGGATATGACCCTCAATCTGATGAATATTATTCTGAAATAGATAAAAGAATAAGACTTGAATTCCCCCACAAATTTGCTACAATACAGCAAACGGCGGAAACGACCAAGCCTGTACAGACAGTTGCATCTGCAAAAAGAAGTACAAAATCTGGTCGCAGAACTGTGAGGCTCACACCATCACAGGTAGCAATAGCTAAAAAATTAGGTGTGCCACTTGAAGAATATGCGAAACAATTAAATATCACGAAGGAGGTATAAGGCATATGGAAAACGAAAAAACAAATAAGACCTCGCGTGCGAGTCAAACTAGAGAAAAAGATTCTCGACCTAAAGTTTGGTCTCCACCATCAAGTTTAGATGCGCCCCCTGCGCCTACTGGATTTAGGCACAGATGGATAAGAACTGAAACTCTTGGCTTCCAAGACACTAAGAATGTCGCAGGAAGAATAAGATCTGGATACGAGCTTGTAAGAGCTGATGAATATCCTGATTCAGATTATCCGATTGTCGAAGACGGCAAATATAAGGGAGTGATCGGAGTTGGTGGCCTTGTGCTGGCAAGGGTACCTGATGAAATCGCGCAACAACGTGCTGACTATTATAAAAAACAAGCCAGAGAAAACGTTGAAGCAGTAGATAACGATTTAATGAAGGAACAGCACCCAAGTATGCCGATCAATATTGATCGACAAACTCGTGTAACTTTTGGTGGTACTAAGAAATCCTAATTATAGAATTTCTCAAACCAACAGAGTACACTTAAACAATATGTCTAAGGAGGACAAACTACTATGGCAAATAAAAACGCACCATTTGGTTTAAAACCAATTGGAAAAGTAGGTCAGAACAGAGACAATCAAGGTTTAAGTGAATACAGTATTTCGGCAAATGATAGCACAACTATCTATTTCCAAGACCCAGTTAAAATGACTGCGGCTGGAACAATAGATCAAGGTGCTGCAGGCGGAAATATCCTTGGTTCATTAAACGGGGTGTTTTACACTGATCCTACAACTAAAAAACCGACGTGGGCAAATCACTATGCACAAGTAAATGCAAGTGACATTGTTGCGTTCGTATCAGACGATCCATATGAAAGATTCGAGATCCAAACAAACATTTCAACTGCTTCTGAGCAGACTGACGTGTTTAACAATGCGGATATCGCTCTTGCAGCTGGTGACTCAGCAAACTATGTATCAAAAGCAGTATTGAATAATGCTACATTAAGCACAAATTCAGCACAGCTTAAAATCATAGGTGTGTCAAAAGATCCTGACAATTCAGACTTAGCTTCTGGCTATGTTAATTGGGTTGTAATGATCAATGAACACAATCTTAAAGTAACAACAGGCATATAATAGAGGAGAAAAACTATGGCTATATCACGAGGACAACTAGTTAAAGAACTAGAACCAGGTTTGAATGCTCTATTCGGCTTGGAATATAAAAGATACGAGAATCAGCATGCTGAAATATATGCTACTGAATCTTCAGACAGAGCGTTTGAAGAAGAAGTAATGTTATCAGGTTTTGCTCAAGCTCAAGTTAAACCAGAAGGTTCAGGTGTAACTTTTGACAATGCTCAAGAGACTTACACTGCAAGATACACACACGAAACTGTGGCTCTTGCCTTCTCAATAACTGAAGAAGCAATTGAGGACAACTTGTATGACAGACTTGCTAGCAGATATACAAAAGCATTAGCTAGATCTATGGCAAACACAAAACAAGTTAAAGCAGTAGCTCCATTAATAAATGGTCTACCTTCTAACGATGCTTTCGATTCAGGGGATGGTGTTTCATTATTTAACACT